CTATGATTGCGGCTTCAAGTTCATTGAACCCAATCAGTCAGAAGTACTTCAGAAATTAAGCAGTTGCTAACTTCTCAAAGTAATCCATAGTATCAGATGAACCAGTTATTGGTTTCCCACCATCAAACGGAATGTCATCAGCCTCAATATCAGCTGCAACTTGTTCGGCAGTACGGTTGTCAACTTCCTGACCTAATACTCGTTCCATCTTCTCTTTCAACTCTACATAAGACTTGAAGTTCGACTCTTCATGAAAAGGTTTCAATGGATACTCTGCATCGTACACTTTCTCCAATGCACCATCGGAATCCAAAAGTGGAGTTACAGCATCGAACTCTGACTTGTCATAGTTCCAGAATCCATCTACCTTACGAATCTTCAACTTGAAGTTCGCACCCTTCCATAAATCGAAAGGATTGATTGCTTCCTCATCATCAAACTGAGGTTGCATGGATTCCATAACCTTGTCAAAGATTTTCTTACCAAACTTATAAAGGTGAACCTTACCTTCATGTTCTGGATGTTTGG